GCGGATAAGAAAGAAAGGGCTGGCGACAACTACACGGCATATTGGGAGAAATGATAATGAGCAACGTAATAGAATTTAGAGGCAAGCACCACGCAAACAGAACAGCGCAATCTATCCTTAACACTGAGATAGAAGAGAATCTATCAGATGCTCAGGCGGCTTATGCTAAAGAAGAGGCTGCTAAGTTGTTAAAAGGCCATGACCTAATGAGTCAAACGCTATTCGGCCCTGTGCTTGAACACAACTTCTTAACACGAGGTATACGCGGCGATGATTAACCCTTTTTTTTAACAATCTATGCTGATTGTTTTGGTTGAAGCTTATTGAACCCCGCCTCTGGTGGGGTTTTTTTTGGCTTTTTACCCACGATTCGCGGCTCACGGGTCAGTACAAAAAGGTATGCAGTTTTTGGAAAGGGGATTACAAAAAGTGCTTTCTTATATATGTACTCAGAAATAAAAAAAATAAAAAAAAGATTGAAAATAGGTGTAACGGCGTAACTTATGTAACCGAGGGGCTTGTAGGCCAGTAATGGCGCGGGTTTCAGGTGGTTCCGCCTATTCTCCAAAAGGTTACAATTACTACACTTTTATATATTCTATTGCTTACTGACGATATTCCGTTAATGCGTTTCAAAATGGTTTTTTTTTTTTTTTTAATTCTGAGTATATATATAGGGGAGAGCTTTTAATTAAGGGGGCTTTGCTATAAAGTTCACTCAAATTAACTGCTTTGGAGAAGAGAGTGACTAAAGACCGCTATATCGTCCCTGCTGGCGATAGAAAGAAAAGAGGGCGTCCGCCTAAGACTATGGAACAACGTGCCGCTAACAAGCTCACACGGCGTCAGGAGCTGTTTGTGAAGGAGCTTGTGTCTAAGGATGGTCAGGTGACTATGAAGGAGGCTGCGATCAATGCGGGCTATCCTGAAAAGTCTGCTAGTAGCCGGGCATATGAATTAACTAATCCCAAGCTATCCCCTCACGTTTGTAGGGCTATCCAAGAGTATAGAAGGGAGTTGGACTCTAAATACGGTATTGACTACCAGAGGCACGTCAGAGACCTCCAACGCATTCGGGATATGGCTTTGTCGGATAAAGCTTATTCGGCAGCCGTAATGGCAGAATATCGCCGCGGTCAGGCTCAAGGCGATATCTATGTCTCCAAGTCTGAAATCAGGCACGGTACTATTGAGTCTATGTCTAAAGAAGAAGTCATGAAGGCTTTGAAAGAGATTAAGGAGCAATATGAACCAGTCACCTATTCCGTGGGAGGACAGTCCGAAGAAGACGACGAAAAGACCCAGCGGAAAAAAACAAGAGAGCGCATTCTGGAAGTCCTTCCGGAACCAAGCGAAGAAGCACCGGCCGAACTGGCTGCTGACTAGAATAGAGTCTTGGGCTGCGGCGGGTGTGCCGGATGTTTTGGGCTGTGATGATCTTGGTCAATTCTTTATGATCGAGCTTAAGACCACCCAAGGTAATTCGGTACGCCTGTCGCCCCATCAAGTAAGCTTTATGACCACCCACCAACACGCCCCTGCATGGGTGCTAGTCCACCAATCCCACCGCAATGGAGAATCTATTTTCCTGTACGCGGGAAAGGACGCGGCCGCACTGGTAAAGGATGGACTCCGGACAGAACCGGTATTGCGTCTGGATATGCCATTCGAATGGATTGAAATATTCCCCTTGCTAACCACACAATAATCGCATAGGATTCTAAACGAACCCGCACTGGGCGGGCATAACTTTGGAATAGAACTATGTCGAATAAATGGAAAGGCGCGGTAATAGTGAACACCGCGCACCAGTATACCGTTAACGCAGACTCCTATGAGGAGGCGCGCGAGCTTATCTTTAATCTTTTTGCGGAGGGTGTTCTGGCCGATAAGGTCGAGGAAGTCGAGTGCTATACGCAGAATGTTTCGTTAGAGGAGAAACGCTAATGGCTACTTATTACCATGAGACCGGAACAATTGTAGATGAATGGAACGCCGATGACGTGCTTAATCAGCGACCGGATTTAGATGGAGATCAAGCGTCTGAAATTCTGGAGTTTATCGCGCACAAGTTTGACGCTAACATTGGGATAAATTGGGACGTTATAGATTCCGCTGCCCGCCATTTATACCCCGAGGAAAAAACCAATGCCTAAATACAGTCATGGATTTGATATTGCGTTTGAAGTCATATCTGAACGAGAGGACGGAGAGGACGTCACTTCTGAAATGGTTAATGAGGCCATCAAAATCCGATTAAAAACTAATAAGGATAATCTGTTAGATATATGCCACGTGTTCGATTCTGTGGAGGTAAGCGAATGATTTTGTTCGGTTTAGCATGGTGGGAAAAAAAGCTTAAGGCCAAATACGAACCGGATGATAATCTTAAAGAACAGCAGCGTCAGTATTACGAGCGCAATTACCCTAAGCCGGATGATGTTAAAACGGAAACGTCTAAAGCAGACCCGCCGGAATCTAGAAAAAAATAAAACTAAGGCCGCTATTGTACGTGGCCTTTTTTATGTGTATTGTATGCGCTCAATATGTGGAAAGTGAGGGTTTAAAGATGAAAGCAAACGATTTTATTCTCCATTGCATTATGCGGCCTATTCGCCGTCACGGCGTCAATACCGATACGTTTATTGTTTATACCGATAAAAATTCGCCAATCGGTATGTATTATCCGTCTCATGTGGAATTTGAACCGGTCAGCGATTGGCCAATTGCGTTTTCTAAAAATTTAATCGAATCGGTATTCGAAGGGAGTGATTCTAATGCTTAAAACAGTAATCTTCAGCAGCGCTAAAAAGACCGGCGGATGCGCGGTAACGTATAGATCCGGCCGCGGCGATCTTTATTCCACGTGCCCAAATACGTGCGCATTAAAACCGGCCGGCAATAGCGGCGCGGAATCCGTAGATTTAGATTATTTAGATGCCTTAGTAGACGCGGTTCCGGATGATGGCGCGGCCTTTACGTACACTCATTTTGAACCGGCGCATTGGATCGATCGATGCAAACCTAATGGCACGGTTATAAATTTTTCCGGCGATACGGTTTCGGATGCAATTGAAGCGCGCAATAAATATGGAGTGCCCGCGACCGCTGTGGTGGATCGCAATTATTGGGACGGAAATAAATCTAAGCGCGAGTTAGACACTTTAATTGTTAGATGTCCCGCGGAATTAAGGCCGGATTCTATTACGTGTCGCAATTGCGGCGGCGGTAAACCATTATGCGCTAGACGCGATCGCGACTACGTTATCGGATTCACCGCGCATGGTAGCGGCGCGAGTAAGGCCGAAAGGCCAAATGAATCCGGCGTATGCTATGCCGGCCATGGCCACGTGGCTATACACTGGCGCGCTACGTCTAATGCTACCGCGGCGGCGGATGATTCCGCGCAATTGCGCTCGTTTGCTAAATCATTACCGGCCGGCACCATATTGCGCCACCACGTGGCCGGCGATATAGGCGCATAAATTTTTATTAATTTCTATTGTACTATTGGCTATATTCACATAGTATTCGCATATAGGCATTTGCCTATTTGCTTAAATTTTATCAATTATCTATAGGAATCAAGATCATGCAAATTGAAAACAGTTCAAACACTTTAACTCAATTACTCGAAACCGTTCGCGAACAAGCTTCGCGAAGCGCGGATTATCTAGCGCCTACCGATGCGTTACAGTTTAAAACGCGCGACACCGGCGGCGAGCATAAAACGTCTAGCATTATTTTAGAGGCCAATGGCGGCGAACCTACCCGCGAATTGCGCGTTAACGATGTCGCCTTCGATCAAATATCTGCTAAGGCCGGAATAGACGTTCGAACCGCGCGCCGATTGCGCGACAATTACAGTAATGAGTTCGAAGGATTAGTTAACGCTATATGGCAGCGCGAACCTAGCACGCGGATGATTCGAAGCTTTATGGATGATGAAAGGAATGGAGTCGCGCGCGCGTTTGTTTCTGATAAGTTTAAAACGTTCGATAACGCGCATTTATTGAACGCGGCATTGCCGCAATTAATGGATTCTAGCGCTGGCTGGCAAGTGGTTAATGGAACGGTTACCGATCGCCGTTTATACCTCCGATTAAAGTCTACTCAATACACTGGCGATGGTGCGGCCGTAGGTGATGCGATGGCACTAGGCATAGGGTTATCGAATAGTGAGGTAGGTCATGGTTCGATTAGCGTTTATCAGATGATATGGACGCTGGCGTGCTTAAACGGAATGCAAACTGAAAACCGTCACCGTAGTTCGCATATCACTAGCGCGCGTGCTGAATCGGATACGTGGGGTCTGTTAACGGATGAAGCAAAGGACGCCGATAATAATGCGCTTAGTCTTAAGGTTCGCGATCTTGTTTCTGCGTACGGTTCGCGCGAGGGATTGGATAACGTGCTAAATAAAATGCGCGCGGCGGCCGGCGATATTGTCACCGGTTCCGCGCAATCTGCTACTGAAGCGCTTGGATCGGTTTTAAAGTTAACCAAAGCTGACACTAGCCGCGTGCTAGATGGTTTACTAGCAACGATCGGCCAATCCGGTTACGCCGGCAATCCAGTATCGCGCGCGACAATGGTTAACGCGGTCACCGCGGCGGCGCATTCTGTGGATGCCGATAGCGTAGACGATTGGCAGAAATTAGGTGGCCGCGTGCTGGATCTACCGCGCGCCGATTGGCAACGGATCGCCTTAGCGGCCTAGTGTTAACGGCTCGCAATCAAGGCCGCCTAGTGCGGTCTTTTTTGTGCCTATTTACTTTTCACATAATATGCTGATACAATCCATGTAATCCCGCGATTGGCGCGGCATTTTTAAGGAATCTAGATCATGTCAGATATACAATTTTTTTCAGTACTGGATGAGTTCGACAAACTGTTTGCGGTATGCCCGCCAGTATCATGCGCGCAAAAGCGCTACTATCGCGCGGTTCCAGATGGTGAGATCGTTACGCCACTAGATAACTGCGATCCGGTTTATCATCATCCGTTATCCGCGATCGCGGTATTCTATAAGAGCGCGACCGATACATTAGGCGTTCGCTATTCTGTCGTCATGTCTGGCCAGCGCCGCCGATATTATGATCGCGATTATTCGCTAGATCATGCGCGAGATGCGTTCCGCGTAGCTATTCAGTACGCGCGAGACTGTGGCCATGGCGATCTAATCGACTCTAATAACGTAACCCTAGGCGCGCTACCGAAATCTAGTGATTACGTTCTGACGATCGGCGGATCTAAACTCCACCTAGCTAGATAAACTCCACTAAACCGCAATTAAGGCCGCTTAATCGCGGTCTTTTTTTTGCCCGTCATATATGCCGGCCGCGGCCGGCTGGTCGTAGAGCGTACTGCACGGCGCGTGAAGCGCGGGCACAGAACCGCGGCGCGTGAACTGGCGCACCAGTAGCGTGGTGGACCTTTAAATTTTCACTTCCACTTGCTCGCGTACCGCTTTCACTGGATCGTGAAGCGCGGGCACTGGATCGTGAAGCGCGGGCACTGGCTCGCGACAGCTCGCGCATTAATCGCGGCCGCGGCGCGTGATCTGCTGCACCAGTAGCGCGGAAAATCGTCTAGGATCCCTAGGCCAATCGAGGCTAATCGCGCAGAAAATGCGCTCTCAAACGTGCGCGAACCGCGAGGCGTCCCCCCTCCCCCCGGAGCGCGTGCTTGTGCAGGTTTTTGACAAACAATGACCATAAAATATAATTTGAAAAAAAATTATAAAAATGAAATAATTGATATGCGATGATCGATATATAATCGTATAAAACTAATGGTCAAACAGACCAATAAGTGGCGAATTTCGCCAACTAATGGCAAAACTAACCAAGGGACCCCTATTTATGGATGATTTCCCTGAACTTTTACTAGCGACGGCTTTGACAAAGCCTTACGCAATTCGCGCGGTGAAGCGTGGGTAATCAACGAAGAGAATGTTGATGCAGTAGCCCTAATGTTTAGAAAGTTTTTGTAGTTTAGTAAGGGGTAGGGTTTTGTTATTTACCTACCCAGTGTCCCAGTGGGCGGTGGGCACGATCAGCAAAACACCCTCAGTTAACGATCTCGTCCACGGTGCTGAACCTTGAGTTCGCACTTCCAGCGGGATGCGTTGCCGAAGAAACCACGAGACGGTTAGTCGTGTTAAGCGAAACAAGTTGAACTGAATAGGTGGGAATACTTGTTAGCGTAACACGCACCACAATTTAAATAGGAGAATGATGATGGAAATGAGTAATAAAATTTTTCAAACACTTAGTGTAGACCCCGTAGAGCTAGAGGGATACTTAAACGATTTAGCTGAAGAAGGTAGGTGGGTTTTGCATAGTATACACCTAACGCAAATGGGGGGTTCACTCGACGAGCAGTTGTTTACGGTTATTGCATACGCGCCCTATGACGGGGAATCCGCCGAAATCCGCGATCAGAAAAGGTTGGATGGGGTTGATGAAAAAGCCGCACCCAAAGAGAGGCTCGAGAAACTGATAAAAGAAGCCTATCAACCGTGGACCCCGACTGGAGGACACGCTAATGAGTAACATTATCGAAAAAAATGGTATGGCAGCATTACTATAATTGAATAAAAAGGAAAACTAAATGTGGATACTACCAAAAAATTACCAACTGTCCTCTCCTTATGTACAGGATATGGTGGAATCGAAAGAGGACTTGACCTTGCCGGGGTTGAACATCGAGTCATCGCTCATGTGGAGATCGAAGCCTTCGCCATTGCGAACCTGGTTGCTAAGATGGAAGCGGGTAAGCTGGATGCCGCACCTGTGTGGTCGAATCTTAAAACCTTGCCAGTGGAGCCGTTTCGAGATCGAGTTGACCTCATTACTGGGGGCTATCCCTGCCAGCCCTTTTCAGCCGCCGGAAAGCGACTCGGAGAAGAGGACCCGAGACATCTGTGGCCCTATATCAAGAAAATCATTGCATATGTCAAGCCAGCAAGATGCTTCTTTGAAAATGTCGAAGGGCACATATCCCTCGGACTCCGAGAGGTCATTAGCGACTTGGAAAGCCTTGGTTATAAAACGGCGTGGGGAATATTCTCAGCGCGTGAAGTCGGCGCTCCTCATCAGAGAAAGCGAGTCTACATCATGGCCGACTCCGAAGGCGAACATGCCAGGGATGTCGGCAAAAACATCTGGGCGCCCAGTGGAGAAATCAACCCATTTATCGACTCAGGTGGCTTTGGCAGAGGGCATGATAGACAAGAAAACAGGAAGACTCTGGCCTACACCGACAACCCAAGAAGTGCGGCACTTAGGCGCAACGCTAACGCCTGCCGGGAGGAGATTAGCGAAGGACGGACTAGCCACGCACAGCGTCGGTTTAGCGGATGCGATAGCGATGGATGCTCAGAAGACTTGGCGAACTCCAGCAGTGCAGGAGTCAGGGATAACAATAGAGCGACTAGTCACCAAGGATGGGGGGACTCCCCGGAGCGGAGAGAGGCTGTACGACAAGATAACGGAGAGGGGATCTTGGCCGACACCGAGGACTTCGGATTACAAAGGCCCAGTGAAGCCAGAGACACTTTTACTAAAAGGACGCAACCCGA